CGCGTTTCACTCGATCGTCGACTTCGTCCCGATCGATCCCCTCGGCCTCGGCCTGGACTTCCTGTGACCGAAAAGACCCTCGTCAAGAACGTCAAGACGCTCGAGGACCGGATCGCCGAGTCGATCCGCGGCCCGGCGATCGCGTTCTTGACGAAGGTCGCGGCGCCGTTCGTCAGGGGCACGCAGCAGCCGGTCGTGCGTCACCGGGCGCCGGACGGGCAGACCGTCGATCAGTCGCCGACCCCCGACGCGCCGGTGATGGTGCTCGGCGGCGGAGGGTTCGAGCTCGCCACCTGCTTCGACGCGGGGGATCCGGTGCTGTCGGTCCCGCTCGAGCGCGACCACACCAACTACCTGACGAGCGGCAAGGTCAGCGACCCAGCATCGCCGCGCCGGCATGACCGCGGCCTCGCCATCGCCCTCCCGTTCAGCGTCCGCAAGACGACCGCCGCCGGACCCGGCGAGATGTTCCTCGGGCACACGAAGGCGGGTCCGTCGTCGATCCTCGAGATTTCGCTCCGGTTCAAGCGCCTCGAGGCCAAGCTCGAGATCCGCGCAGACGGCGGGATCAAGATCGGCATCAACGCGACCCGCGGCGCCGCCCGCCTCAACGACACGGTGAACCGATCGGCCCTGATGGGCACGTGGATGTCGCAGGTGACGGCCGGCCTCAACGGGCTTGCCCCTGGGTCGGTGACGCCCTACGTCGGCAACACGATCGGATCGATCAGCTCGGCGAGCAGCATCGTGGAGGTCGAATGAGCCAGCTCAAGCTGTCGGGGGGAGACCTCGACGTCACGAACGGTCAACTCTCCGAGGTCTCGGGCATCGACGAGATCCGGCAGCACCTCGAGACGCGCCTCAAGACCTGGCGAGGCGAGCGCTTCTACGACGCGACCGGAGGCGTCGACTACGGCGAGGTCGTGTTCCCGGCCGAGGACCGCGACGCCGTCCTCGGCGAGCTGCGGCGCGAGGCCCTCGGCACGCCAGGCGTGACCGACGCGACCCTCGTCATCACCAGCGACGAGCCGGCCAAGCTCAAGGTGCGCGGGACCTTCATCGCGTCGCTGACCGAGCTCGACGACTTGATCCGCGCGGAGTTCGGCCCGATCGAGATCGGCCAGGAGGCTTGAGCACATGGCGACCCCACCGACCTACGGACTGACCAACGAGGCCTACATCGCGCCGACGCAGGAGAAGATCCGCGCCTGGCTCGCGTCCGAGTGGAAGGAGCTTTTTGGGGCAAACAGCACCGTCGAGGCGTCGAGCATCAACGGCAAGCTGATCGACTTCGCCACGCGGATCGCGGTGACGTACTTCGAGGGTGGTGCCGGAGCGGCGAACGCCGGGTGGTTCGCCGCCGCGCCGGGCGTCGCGCTCGAGAAGATCCTGAGCCTGTTCGCCTTCCCGCGGCTGGCGGCCTCGTCGTCGACGGTGTCGGCGGTGCTCTACGGGACCGACGCGACGATCGTCAACGCCGGGGCGATCGCGTCGGTCGAGGTCAGCAAGGACAAGTTCCTGACGACCGCAGGCGTCACCATCGGCGACGACGACAGCATTTATGTCGTCCGGATCGGCGATGGGATCAGCCCCGGAGACGCCCCGTCCGTCACGATCGCCGGCACGCCCTACAGCTACGTCGCCGGCCTGGTCGACACCAAGACCGACATCGCCCTCGGGATCAAGGCGGCGATCGAGCTCGGCGGCGTGCAGGTGGCGGTGTTTCAGCCGGGCGACGACCCCAACGGCGATGCCATACTCGTGATCGAGGACAACGGCCTCGGCCCCTTCACGCTGTTGGCGTCGAACGGCGGCGGGTCGGGAGACGTCGAGGCGTACAGCGCGAAGCGGGTTGACTGCGTCGCCGAGCAGACGGGCCCGCGGACGGCCTTCGCCGGCACCCTCAACGTCATCGAGACGCAGGTGACGGGGTGGGACGGCGTCACGAACACCAGCGACGCCGACCTCGGGCGCAACGCCGAGACGGACGCGGCCTACCGCGCCCGCCACCGGGACCAGCTTCAGTCCAAGGGGTCCGCCTCGGCCCAGGCGATCCGAGACGCGATCGCGCAGATCGACGGCGTCACCTACGTCGCGGTGCGCGAGAACCCCGACGACGTCGTCGACGGCGAGGGTCTGCCGCCGCACTCGATCCGGGTGACGGTGCTTGGCGGCGACTCGGTCGCCATCTGCGAGACCATCTACAAAAAGAAGGCCGCGGGCATCAAGACCTACGGCGCCTTCAACGAGGTGATCGAGGACGGCGAGGGCAACCTGATCACGATCTACTACCAGCGGCCGACCAGCCTCTACATGTGGATCAGGATCGACGTCACCTCTGGCGAAAAGTACCCGAGCAGCGGCGATCCGCTGGCGACGATCGCCGCCGCGGTCGCGCTGTGGGGCGACCTCAACATCTCGATCGGGGACGACGTCGAGCGCTTCGCCCTCGGCACGCCGATCAACACCGTACCGGGCATCAAGTCGGCGACGATCACCCTGGGCTACACGCTCAACGAACTCGATCCTCAGCCGCCCCTGGTCGCCGCAGATCTCGTCGTCGCCAGCACAGAGCTGCCGCTGTTCGACAGTAGCCGGATCATCGTGAACCTCGTATGACGATCCCGTACGATCACACCGCGATCCTCGAGGACATCTGGACGCAGTTCCAGAACAGTCCGAACGTCCGCGCGATCCTCGAAAAGTTCTTCGTCGCGCCCGCCAACCAGGGCGAGGACCTGCTCGAGCTGGCGACCAAGCACAACGTCGTCGACGGCTTCGGCCTCATGCTCGACGACATCGGGGCGATGCTCGACGTGACGCGCGAAAAGCTCGGCGGCCTCAGCGACGCCGACTACATCATCGCGCTCATCGTCCGGGCCCGATCGTCGATCAGCGCCGGCACGCTTGAAGACTTCGCGCAGCTCTTGAGGGCGATCCTCGCCAGCCACCCGCCGATCCCGATCGTCGAGTGGTTCCCGGCGGCCGTGCGCGTGTACCTGATCGGCATCACCCCGAGCCAGGGAACGCTGCTCGAGGTGCTCCTGAAGGGCGTGCTGCCGGCCGCGGGGGTCAACACGGTCCTGTCCGTCCACGACGACACCTGCATCAGCTTCAACAGCTCACACGGCCCGGTGACACAGACCGGGTGGTTTGGCAGCAGCCACGGCCCCGCGACGCTCGAGGCCGGCTGGTGCCACGCGATCAAGCTCTAACCCCAGGAGGAACCCGACATGTCCAAGCCGATCGTCGCGCCCGTCGAGTGGGCCACCAACCTCGTTCACCTCGTCGGCGACTACCCGGGCAGCAACACGAAGGTGTCGCCTGGCGCCGGCGTCGTCGCGGCGGGCCTCATCCCCGGCGACATCTTCGCGCCCACCGCCGAGGAGCTCAACGACGTCTGGAACCTGTGGACGCGCTATCTGATCTGGGTCTCGGACGGCACGAGCAACCCGATCGGCGACCCGTCGATCGTCGAGCGCGACGCGAACGGGGTGGTGTACGCGCAACAGTTCGAGGGCTACCCAGACGCCGGAGGGATCGACCTCTACGGCGTACGAGGCCGCTCCTTCGGCAACAACGCCGGGGTGCTGGGGCAGTCGGGCGCGAGCAGCCACGCCGGCGTCAGGGGCGAGAACACGGGCCTCGGGCCGGGCGGCCGGTTCGACGCCGGCGGCAACAGCGACGGGAGCTGGAACTACGGCAGCGGATCCGGATCGGGGGCGCGCGGGTTCGGCGGCACCACAGGCCCCGGGGTGCGGGGGCTCGGCGGATCCGGCGGCGGGCCCGGCGGGCGGTTTGTCGGTCAGAGCGGGCTCGCCGACATCGAGCTCTCGCCGAACGCGACCAACTACGGGATCCAGCTCACCCCCGGGGCGACCTGCACGGGCGGGATCTACATCCTCGGCAACGGGCAAGACGGCATCATCCTGTACCCGAGCGCGGCCAACCGAGGGATCTTCATCTCCGGCTCGCAAAACGTCGGCGTCGCCGCGGCGTTCGTACAGCAGACGGGCGCGGGCGACGGCCTGCAGATCACGGCAGCCGGCCTCGGCGACGGGCACATGCTGCGGTTGACCCCGAAGGTCAACGCCTCACAGCGGGCGCCGCTGGTGCTCGACGGATCGAACGGTGGGCCCTCGAACATCGTCGCAGGCGGATTCGGCTACGACCGCAACGCCGAGCGCTTCTACTGCGAGCGCAAGAACACTCCCGAGCGTCATTACCTGTGGGACGGGCCAAGCGGGCTCAAGCCGGCGCTCTACAACGTCACCACGCAGGTCACAAACGCGAACGCGGGCGTGCCGACGACCGCGATCACCAAGGCGATCAACCTCGGGGCGAACGAGTCGGCCTGGGTCGTCTGCCGCATGGATCTCGGCTGGACCGGCGTGGCCGGCGACGTGACGGTGACGGTCGCCTTCGACGGCGTGCAGCAATACCAGCGCGACATCTACATCTCAGGCGGCGCGAGCGACAACGATCTCGTGAAGGCCGTCTGGACCTGGCAGGGCAGGGCGACGGCCGTGACGACCGTGACGGTGACGATCGCGCGCATCGCCGCAAACACCGTCTGGGCGCGCTTCAGAAGCCTTGTCGCGCTCGAGACGATCCGCAACGGAGATTGGATCTGATCATGCTGCAGTTCACCTTCACTCGACAGGCCATCATCGACTCGGTCGCCATGGTCCACCCCGAGGACAGCTACGCCGGCGAGGAGTACGCGGAGATCGCTTCCGTGCAGGCGGCCCGCTTCATCGGCAAGCACTTCGCCGAGAAGTGGCAGACGGGGGGTGTGGACCTCTCCGATCCCGGACAGGTGTACGCAGCCGCGCAGGCCGAGATCGCGGCGATCAGTCCGTGTCCAAACGAGGGCTGCGGCTCAAATCGCGTGGTTTTGACAACATGTCCGAACAACCTCATGCCGTTCGGCGACTTCGCGGCGCCGGGGTCGTTCTGCCGCAACTGCGACGTGCCGCATCAGTGATCGCGTGGGCGGC